AAAATGGGCCTCTAAATGAGGCCCTTTTTTTTCATATTTATAACAAAATAGTAACATGAACATTCCTATTTGGCCCGGCTCAAGTTCATTCCAACCAGGAGATACTCCATTTGGATTTTATGATAATGAATTTCAATTTCAACAAGATGCTGATAAATTTTCAAAATTTGCTGCACAACGTTTAGGATATCCTTTAGTTGAAGTTGAATTACAAGACATTAACTTTTATACTGCACTTGAAGATGCAGTAACAACTTATGGAAATGAATTATATGCATACCAAGTAGCAGAAAATTTATTGTCTTTTCAAGGAAATCCTCAAACTATAGGACCTGCAAATAATAGAGTTATACAAGAAAACATGGCATCTATTATTCGCTTATCCCAACAATATGGAGAAGAAGCAGGTGTTGGGGGTACAATTGATTATTATACAGGTTCTCTTGAATTAACCGCAGGACAGCAAAACTATGATATGAATCAATGGGCTATTGATAATGGAATTCAAGGTCGTATCGAAATCAAACGTATATTTTATGAAGCACCACCAGCAATTACTCGTTACTTTGATCCATATGCTGGTACTGGTACGGGTATGATGCAAATGCTTGATAGTTTTGGATGGGGTTCATATTCACCCGCAATTAACTTTATGTTAATGCCTATAAATTATGATTTGCAGAAAATACAAGCTATAGAACTTAATGATCAAATTAGAAAATCTCAATATACTTTTGAACTTGTAAATAATAAATTACGCATTTTTCCAATCCCATTAGGAGGAGGTAGACATAGATTGAGATTCGAATATATTTTAGAATCTGATAGGAATATGCCATATGCTCCTAGTACTGGGCAAGATATGATTACAAACGCATCAAATGTACCATATGAAAACCCAATATATAGCCAAATAAATTCAATTGGTCGTTCTTGGATATTTGAGTATGCTTTAGCCTTATCTAAAGAAATGTTAGGATACGTTAGAGGAAAATACTCCACAATCCCAATCCCAGGATCTGAAGTTACCTTAAACCAAGGAGATTTAATTGCAGCAGCATCTAATGAAAGAACAGCATTAATTGAACGTTTAAGAACATATTTTGATACGACTTCTCGTAAAACTTTACTTGCAAATAAAGCAGAGGAAGCAGCTAGTCAAATGAGTATATTAACTGATGTTCCAATGACAATTTTTATAGGATAACATGGCACTCTTTGGTACACAACGTGATGTTTCTCTATTTAGGCACCTTAATCGCGAGTTGTTATGGGATATTATTACTCAACAATGTGTATTTTATTCATTAAAAACAGCTGAAACTAAAGTAAACATTTATGGTGAAGCTGCTGGCGCTAGATACTATGAAGAACCTGTGCTTTTAAACGTGTTAATTGATAGAGGAGACTTCTCCAGCCCAGTTGATGACTTTGGTGTAACTACTGATAGACCAATGACATTTAAGTTCCTACGTGACGATTTACGTGGTAAAAATCCTGTTAATTCTGGTGGAGGACCTGACATAGGTAACAACCCAGGAACACCTTATGGAGCAGATGTTTTACCTGAAGTAGGAGATATTATAATGTGGAATGAATCATATTGGGAAATTGATAATGTAAACGATAATCAATTATTTGTTGGAAAAGACCCAGCATACCCATATAATAAAAACCCATTAAACCCAGGATTAGAAAATTTCGGTACGAATTTATCTGTTATTTGCACAGCACACTATGTACCTGCAGATAAAGTACAAATAACTAGAGAAAGAATATAATATGCCATCAGCTAGAAAACCTAACCCGAAATCTCAGTTAGAGATACAAAATAATCAGATAGAACCGTATGTGTTTCCTGAAACGGGGGAGTCTTATGGTAATCCTAATATTCCATCTCAATTTAACCAATTTACTCCTACAAATCAAAGTGGTATTGACTTTAACCGCTCTGAGCAAATGTCATTTAAAGGAGATGCTACAAAACCATTTACAGTAGGTCTTCAAGATATTGACGAATCTATAATGTATTATTTTCAAAATGTTATTCGTCCAACAGTTTATCAAAATGGAAATAGATTAGCAGTACCTGTAATTTATGGTTCACCTGAAAAATGGAAATCTGTACAAAAAGACGGATACTATAAAGATAAAAATGGTGCTATTATGGCTCCTTTAATCATGTTTAAAAGAGATACAATCGATAAAAATCGCTCTTTAACAAACAAATTAGACGCTAATACACCCCATTTATACGCATCTTTTATTAAAACATATAATCCAAAAAACGCGTATTCAAACTTTAGCGTATTAACAAATCATAAACCGGTTGAACAATTTGTAGTTAATGTCGTCCCAGATTATGTAACTTTAACATATTCATGTGCTGTTCAAACATATTATGTTGAACAAATGAATAAAATTATTGAAGCTATTAACTACGCTTCAGATTCATATTGGGGAGATCCTGAACGTTTCAAATTCAAAGCAACTATTGATTCATATTCAACCGCAATAGAAATTTCAGACAGTACAACTCGTATTATTAAAGGAACTTTTTCAATTAAAATGTTTGGATATATTATCCCTGACACTATTCAAAAAGAGATTACAGCTATCAAAAAATATAATAGTAAAGCTCAAGTTATTGTTACAGCAGAAGTAGTTAATAATTTAAATAGTAAATAAACATGGCAGCAAAAGCAAAAGGATCATCTGTGATTTCATTTGTATGTAAACCTAAAAAAAGAAGACCAGGAATACATGCAAAATCTAAAACTAGTAAAAGTAAAACTAGCAAAAACTATGTAAAACCATATGTTTCTCAAGGAAAATAATATATTTATAATAAAATCAAATTTATGGGAATAGTTTCAGAAAAAAAGTTTTTAACCGAAGAAGAAAAAAATACATTAAGCGAAATTCAACAGCAAACCCAAATTCTAATACTAGAGTTAGGTGAAATTGAAATGATTAAACTTCAAATAGAAAATCGTCATCAATCCGCAAAATTATTTTTAAATGAACTTTCTTTAAAAGAAGAAAATTTTAACCAATTGATCATCGAAAAATACGGTAAATCTCGTATCAACCCAGAAACAGGTGAAATTACCGTAATAGAGTAATTTAATTTAAAATACACCATATTTATAATAAAATAATTTATTTGCAATGGCAGAAACAATTGTATCACCTGGTGTACTAGCAATAGAAAATGACCAATCTTTTATCACACAAGCCCCTGTACAAGCAGGCGCTGCTATCATAGGACCAACAGTTAAAGGTAAAGTAGGGATTCCTACATTAGTTACTACTTATGGTGATTATCAAAATAGGTTCGGGACTACCTTTTTAAGTGGAAGTCAAACATTTTCCTATTTAACTTCAATTTCGGCATTTAATTATTTTAATAGTGGTGGTACTTCATTACTAGTTACCCGTGTTGTAAGTGGTAGTACCCTTACTGCATGGACTCCTGCAACTTCATCCTTTATTTCAGCATCTTCTCATGCTGCTGGTTCTCCTTACAATACAGATGTATTTATTTTAGAAACCCTTTCTGAAGGTAATCTAATGAACAGTACGGGCCCTACAGGCTCAAATGGAACATTATTAAGTGGCTCAGCTAATAATTACAGATGGCAAATCGTTTCTCCTAATATCAATGCAGGAACCTTTACTTTATTAATTAGACAAGGTAATGATACTTCACCAGCACCATCAATTTTAGAAACATGGACTAATTTATCGTTAGACCCACTCGCCCCAAATTATATTGAAAGAGCAATTGGTAATCAAATTGAAAATATTGTTAATGATCCCACTACAGGTGAGTATTATTTACAACTCTCAGGAAGTTATCCTAATCAATCAGCATATGTTCGTGTTAAACAAGTAAATCAACCCACCCCAAATTATCTTGATAATAACGGTGCTCCTCAAAACCAATATACAGGTTCATTGCCTATTGCAGATAGTGGCTCATTTGGAGATGGTAAAGGAAGTAATATTCCTACATTTGCTGCAGGTGCATATTATGAAAACATTTCAAACACAAACATCCAAGGCTTAAATGCTAATGACTATACAGAATCTATTTCTTTATTAGGAAATAAAGATGCGTACAATTATAATTTTATAACTGCTCCTGGATTAATAGGTGATAGTACTAATTTTGCAGCTCATTATCCTGTTGTTCAACAATTAGTTACAATGGTTCAAAACCGAACAGATGCTATGGCGATAATTGATGTTGTAGGATATAACTCAAACATCATCCCTGTAACAAATGCTGTTAGTGGTTGGGATACTTCATATGCTGCAACATATTGGCCTTGGTTAAAAACTATTGACCCCAATATTGGCCAACAAGTTTGGACACCTGCATCAACAATGGTTCCAAGTGTATATGCATTTAATGATAATGTAGCTTATCCATGGTTTGCCCCTGCAGGTATTAATAGAGGTCTTATGACAACTGTTACCCAAACAGAAAGAATATTAACTCAAGCAAACAGAGATTTACTTTACCAAAACAATATAAACCCAATTGCAACTTTCCCTGGATCAGGAGTAACAGTATTTGGGCAAAAAACATTACAAAAGAGAAGAAGTGCTTTAGATCGTGTAAACGTAAGACGCTTATTAATAGAATTAAAAAATTATATTTCTCAAATAGCTGATACATTTGTTTTTGAACAAAATGATACTGTTACTAGAAATAATTTTGTAGCAGCAGTAAATCCTTATTTAGCTTCTGTACAACAACAACAAGGTTTAACAGCATTTAGAGTAGTAATGGATGAATCAAACAACCCACCTTCAGTAGTTGATCAAAACCAATTGATAGGTCAACTTTACATTCAACCTACTAGAACAGCTGAATTTATCATATTGGACTTTAATATATTACCTACAGGTGCAACATTTCCTGCTTAGTAGTATATTTTAGAAAAAAAATTGATATTTATAATAAAAAGATAAAATGGCAAATTTTACAACTTCTCCTGGAGTAGCAATTAGCGAAATCGATAATACCTTTTTAACTGGGCAACCAGTTCAAGCAGGCGCTGCTATCATAGGACCAACAGTTAAAGGTCCTGTTGAAAAACCAACCCTAGTAACTTCTTATTCAAATTTTCAAACGTTGTTTGGAGATTCTTTTGTTAGCGGTGGTAATTCATATTCATATTTAACTTCAATTGCTGCTTACAATTATTTCAATTACGGTGGTACTTCATTGATAGTTGCTCGTGTTGTAACAGAATCAGCTAACTGGACTTCAGCTCAAAGTACTACAATTGCTAATTATTTCACCTCAGCTTCGTTTGTTTTAGAAACTATCTCGGAAGGAGTTATAATGAACAATTCCGGTTCTAACATGTTAGGAAATAATGGAGCTTTAAACTCAGGTTCGGCTGAAAACCTTCGTTGGGAAGTTACAAATTCAAATACTGGATCTGGTACATTTAACGTATTAGTTAGACGTGGTAATGATATAACTAACAATAAAGTTGTATTAGAAGCATGGAATAATTTAACACTAGACCCAAATTCTCCACGTTATATCTCCCAAGTAATTGGAGATCAAAAACTCCAATACAACTCAGCAACTAATCAAATGGATGTATCTGGAAGTTATCCAAATAATTCAAGATATATTCGTGTAAACGCAGTAAATTATCCTACTCCAAATTATTTTGATGCTAATGGAGTTGCAATCCCAGCGTATACTGCCTCTATCCCAGTAAATGGAAGTGGCTCAGCAGGTGGTTCATTTACAGGTGCTACAGGAACTGTAAGTAATACTATTAATTTATACGATACTATTTCAACAAATACTCAAGGATTAGTAGGTGCTAGTTATAATAACATGATTGCATTGCTTGGTAACCCTGAAGCATACCAATTTAACTTGTTATTCACCCCAGGATTAATAGATGATGTTTCAGGACATACTTCTCAAATTACTACTATTATTACTAATACAATTGCTAGAGGTGATAATATGTTTGTAGTAGATTTATCTTCATATGGAAGTAATGTTACTCAAACAACAAATCAAGCTCAAAGTAGAAATACATCATACGCTGCAACATATTGGCCTTGGGTTCGTATTATTGATCCTTCAACAGGAAAACATGTTTGGGTTCCTGCTTCAACAGTAATCCCAGGTGTTTATGCATTTAATGATAGAGTATCTGCTCCTTGGTTTGCACCTGCAGGTATTAACCGTGGTGGTTTATCTACAGTATTGCAAGCAGAATTAAAGTTAACTCAAGGTAATAGAGATACTTTATATGCTAATAATGTTAACCCAATTGCAACATTACCAAAACAAGGTGTTGTAGTATACGGACAAAAAACATTACAAAAAGAACAATCAGCTCTTGATCGTGTAAATGTACGTCGTTTGATGATCGAATTGAAAAATTATATTCGTCAAATTGCAGATACAATAGTATTTGAACAAAACACAATTCAAACTAGAACTTCATTTGTATCGAGAGTTAACCCATATTTAGAAGCTATCCAACAAAAACAAGGATTATATGCTTATAGAGTAGTAATGAATGAATCAAATAATGGACCAGCAGTAATCGATCAAAACCAACTAGTAGGTCAAATTTATATCCAACCTACTCGTACAGCTGAATTTATTTCTTTGGATTTTGTCTTATTACCAACAGGAGCTGAATTCCCAGGATAAAAAATAAAAGTACGGATATTTATAACAAAATTAAAATAGAAAACAAATGGCAATTTTAAATCCAAACGAAATATTTTACACAGCGTTTGAACCAAAACAATCAAACCGTTTTATCCTTTATATGGATGGAGTTCCTTCATATTTAGTAAAAGGAGTAGGAGCTGTTTCCTTAACCCAAACAGCAGTTGCTCTTAACCATATCAACATTCAGCGCTATGTAAAAGGAAAAACCATTTGGAACACCATCCAGTTTACAATGTATGAATCAATTACACCTTCAGGTGCTCAAGCAGTAATGGAATGGGTACGTTTAGGACATGAATCAGTAACGGGTAGAGATGGTTATTCAGATTTCTATAAGAAAGATATTACCTTTAACGTTTTAGGTCCTGTAGGTGATATCGTTTCTGAATGGATTATTAAAGGAGCAGTTATTATAGAAGCTAACTTTGGAGATTATAGCTGGGATGATGATGGAACACCAGTAAACATCACAGTTACTGTTCAACCTGATTACTGTATCTTGAACTACTAAGAACAAAACAACAAAATATACAAAAGCTCCAAAGAAATTTGGGGCTTTTACTTTCTTTTAATATGTTAATGTTATGAAAAATTTTAAAGTACTTTTATTTACATTGTTGACTAATTTTATTTATAGTCAATATTGTCCTTTTTTAGGACCTGATCAATATTTACCTTGTGGTACAAACACAACAACTTTAACCGCGGATTTAAGCCAATGTGCTGCAGGTAATAACCCCAATCAAACTACAAATTATAGCGTTTCTAATATACCTTATGTGCCACAAGTTAATACTGGTGCTTTAGTTGGCTTAGGAGATGATTCACAGTCTGGTACATTTAATATTGGTTTTACATTTTGCTTTTATGGACAAACATATACACAGTTTCGAATAGGGAGTAATGGTTGGATATCTTTTGGACCAGGAGCACAACCATTTACATTTTCTTCTTTAGCAATTCCAACAGCAAATGCTGCAGTTCCAAAAAATTGTGTTATGGGTCCTTGGCAAGATTGGCATCCTGGAATAGGAGGACAGGTACGTTACCAAACATCAGGTACAGCACCATGTAGAAAATTAACAGTAAGTTGGGTTGGTGTGCCTATGTTTTCATGCACTAATTTACAAGGGACATTTCATATTGTAATATATGAATCAACTAATTATATTGAAAGTTACATTGCTAATAAACCAAATTGTCCCCAATGGGCTGGAGGAACATCAGTACATGGTATTCATAATGCTGCAGGAACTCTAGCAGTTACAGTCCCTGGTAGAAACTCAACACAGTGGACAACTACAAATAATGCATGGAAATGGACACCAAATGGTCCTACAGTTATACCAACACTTACATGGTACCAAGTAGGTAATCCTGTTCCAATTGCAGCTGGTGTAAACCAAATTACAGTTACTCCTCCTGCTCAAGGGGCAAATTATACATGTCATTTAGAATATCCTACTTGCAATGCAGGGTGGTCAACTTGTAATGCTGGGGTTGGGTTAGGTCCTGATACCGTATTTGTACAACCAGGCCCACCAACATTAAATCAACCAAATTTTGTAACAGTAAATCCACTTTGTAATGGAGACTGTAATGGATCTATTACAGTGAACCCAACCAACGGAACTGCACCATTTAACTATGTTTGGACTACTGGACAAAACACCCAATTAATTAACAATTTATGTGCAGGAGCCTATACAGTGACAATTACAGATGTTAACAACTGTACTGTAACAGCAAATACTTCTTTAATTGATCCCCCTATTTTGCAATTACCATTAATGGCAGCAAACAACCCAGTTTGTTTTGGAGATTGTAATGGCAATGCAATAACAAACCCAATTGATGGTATTGCTCCATATACTTATTTATGGAATAATGGCCAAACAACTCAAACTGCAACCAATTTATGTGCCGGAATATATAATGTAACAGTAACAGATGCAAACGGATGTCCTGCTTCAAATACTATTACATTAACTAATCCACCAATGGTAGTAGTAGGAAATATCACCTCATTAGATACAATATGCTATTTATCCCCTAATGAAACATATTCTGTCCCAAGTTTAGGTGTAGGATATTCTTATAATTGGTCAAGTATAGGAAACATTACCTCAGGCCAAGGAACTAACAATATTTCAGTAAATTGGTCTACTTTACCTGCAGGATTCATACCTGGAGCTGTTGATGTTATAGCGATAAACCAAAACGGTTGTGCAAGTTTACCACAAGATGTTGATGTTTATATTTTAAACGTTTTACCTACGATAGATTCAATTGTTCCGCTATGTGACTATGATAATTGTGTAACATTAACTGGAAGTCCTATTGGAGGAACATTTACAGGTAATGGTGTAAATGGAAATTTATTTTGCCCTTCCCCTTCTATTGCAGGTAACAATACAATAACATACACTTATGTACAATCAAATTGTACTTTTGATACTACTCGCTCAATAACCGTTTATCCTAGACCTTCTATTTCACAAATTCAAAACGATTTAGGAAATTTAACATCTGAATTTATAGAATTATGTGAAGGGGATAGTATAGGTAGAGTTTATAGTGCAACTTCTTTAGGTGGAGGTAGCGTAGCATGGATTCTAAACCAAGACAGTATTGCAAATCCTACATTACCTATTTCATGGAATAGTTTTGGAACATTTACATTTTCGGCTGTAGCATATGAAAACGGATGTGTATCTTACCCTGTATCATTTGCAACAACTATTCAAAGATGTCCTGAAGAACTAATTTATATCCCAAACACATTTACTCCCAATGGAAATGAATATAATAACTCATGGCTCCCAGTATTTACTTCAGGATTTGATCCTGCTGATTTTTATTTAACCATTTATAATAGATGGGGAGAAAAAATATTTGAAAGTTATAATAGTGCTGCTGCTTGGGATGGAACGTATAATAATACAATATGTCAAGATGGTATTTATACTTGGATTATCCTATACGGAGATAAAAATACAGATAAAAAAACATTAATTAAAGGAAGTGTAACCCTTATTAGATAGTATAATATTTATAATAGTATGAAACTGAACCACTTACGTACTTTAGTTAAAGAGGAACTTAATAAAAAGTTAAACGAAGAATACCAAGACAAATTCAAAATGACTGGTATGCTTATTACCAACATTAAACGACGCCCTCAAAAAGAAATATTTTCAGATATCCGTTCACTCCCAGGAATTACAATAGCATCTGTAAAAGAACCTATGGATTACAGTGAACAAAACACAGAAAAATTTCAATCGATCATGACTGTTAAAGTTGATGGTTATCCTTGGATTGCAAAAGGTGGATTTGATCGTACAAAAATGGAAGACATACGCAAAGCAATATTAAAAATAGAAGGAGTTTTATCATATAATGTAAATCCTGATAATATTTCTCCTCTTTAATATATGTATATAAGACAAATAAGTTATAATAAATAAAAATTATGGAAGAATCAAAATTTAAAATGCCAACGGAAACCGTTGAATTACCATCTAAAGGTTTACTTTATCCTGAAGGATCTGAATTAGCAAAAGGTACTATTGAAGTTAAATATATGACCGCTAAAGAAGAAGATATTCTTACCAACCAATCATATATTAGAAACGGTACTGTATTAGATAAATTAATTAAATCATTAATTGTATCAAAAATTAACTACGATGATTTGTTGATTGGAGATAAAAATGCAATCATGGTTGCTGCCCGTATTTTAGGATATGGTTCAGAATACACCTTTAATTATTTAGGAGAAACCCATACAGTTGATTTATCACAAGTTGAAAATAAACCACTTAAAGAAGAATTATTTTCAAACCATGTAAATGAATTTACATTTACTCTTCCTAAATCAAAAAATACCATTACATTTAAACTTTTATCTCATAAAGACGAACAAGATATCACACGTGAATTAGAAGGTTTAAAGAAAATTAATAAAGATGCTTCCCCTGAACTTTCTACTCGTTTAAAATACACAATCACCTCAGTAGAAGGGATGAGAGATAAAAAAGATATACGAGAATTTGTCGACAATGCCTTCTTAGCCCAAGATTCACGGGCATTAAGAGAATATATTCGTGAGATTCAACCAGATGTTGATCTAACTTTTTTTCCCGACGGAAGTGACGATAGAATCAATATCCCAATTGGGGTTAGCTTTTTTTGGCCTGACCTATGATACAATCCCCCAAACTAGGGCTGCTATATTTTCACAAATACACGAAATAGTTTTTTACGGAAAAGGAGGATACGATTGGAACACAATCTACAATATGCCTATTTGGCTTCGCCGTTTTACTTTTTCAAGAATCCAAGATCATTATACTGAAGAAAAAGAATCTTTAGAAAATAAAGGAAAAAGTGGTGGAAATAAAACAGTAATTAATTCTGATGGCACGATAAAAGCTCCTGAATTGCTTCAAAAAGCATTACAAAGTAAAAATGTCCCTAAATATAGCTAAAAATATTGATATTCGATATTTATAACAAAATCATTTAAATGGCTGACGATAAGGCAATAAAAGAAGTTGAAGCAAAACTTAAACGACTTAAATCTCAACTAGATGATGTAACTAAACAATCTTTAGACAGAGTTATACAATCTTTAAATAGTGGTGGAGCTGGAATTGAAGAATGGAATAAACAATTAGATATATTCCAAGATCAAGCAGATAAAGTATCTGATTCATTAAATTATATAGCAAAATCTTTTAAAGATTCAGTTAATGAGTTATCAACTCAAAATAAATATCTTTCATCTTCTAAAAGCATACTTAATAGTATAAGTAAAACAGCACAAGAAGCACTTTCTGTTAGAAAAGGAGAAACATCTATAGATAAAAAAAGTTTACAAGCTGCTAAGGATAAAATCCAATCCCAACAAAGACAACTCCAATTGGCCATCGATCAAGGGGGTTTAAACCAACAACACCAAAATGAAATAGAAAATACTATCAAATCACTTGAAGAGTATAAAAATGGACTTGAAGGTGTTCTCAATACCCATAAAGATATTAATAAACAATTAGGATTTTCCCCTCAATTAGCCGCAGGGTTAGACAAATCTTTAGGTAAACTTGGTATTCCAAATTTAGGAATTTCTGATGCTTTAGATCAAACTCATAAATTAGGACAAGAAGCCGCCCTTAATGGAGAAAAATTTAGTGCCGCCGCTTCATTTACTAAACAGATGGGAGGTAATATAAGTGGAGCTATATCTAAAGCTAATGTATTACAGACGGTTGTTGTAGGATTAGCTGAAGCTGTATTAGAAGTTGATAATAATGCAGGGAATATGGCTAAAAACTTAAACATAAGTTATACCCAAGCCGTAGATTTACAACAAGAACTTGCAAGAATATCCAATAACTCTATGGATAACGCTATCAACACTAAGAGATTAGGAGAAGCTCTAACCGCTGTAAATTCTGAACTAGGAACCTCAGGTAAACTCACAGACGATGAGTTAAAAACCATGGTTAAACTTAAAGAACAATCTGGTTTAGCATATGATACTCAAGTGGGATTATTTAAGTATGCCAAATCAACTGGACAAGAATATAAAGCTTCAGTAGAGTCATTCCAAGCTTCAGCAAAAGCTGCTTCATATCAAAAAGGAATAGCCATTAATACAAAAAAATTAATGGCAGATATGAATAATGTATCTAATCGAACTAAACTATCAATACAAGGAGGGGCTGAAGGATTAGCAAAAGCTGCAGTTTCAGCAAAATCAATGGGTAGTAATTTATCCCAAGTTGCTGATATAGCGGATCAATTACTTAATTTTGAATCATCTATTGAAAGCGAATTAAGTGCAGAATTATTAACTGGTAAAGATCTTAATTTAGAACGTGCCCGAGGGTTAGCTTTAAATAATGATATGGCCGGAGTGGCTGAAGAAATTACTAAACAAGCTGGGTCTGCTGCTGAATTTGGTAACATGAATAGAATTCAACAAGAAGCTATAGCTAAAGCTGTAGGAATGAGTGCTGATCAATTAGCGGATACTCTTGTTGAACAAGAAGCATTAAAATCTATAAATAAAGAATTAGATGCTGATGAAAAGAAAGCATTTGATGCTGCAAAAGAAAAATATGGTGTAGAAGAAGCATCAAGGAGGCTTAAAGAGGGTCAATTAGATCAACTAGTTGCCCAACAAAACACTCAAGAAAAATTTAATGATTCCATAGAAAAACTTAAAGAAATTTTTGTTACTATGTCCCCTGCGATATTATCTATTGGAGAAGCATTAACTGGTGTTTTAAGCATAGTTGGCTATATTATGCCTGTTATTCAAGGAATTTTTGACGTATTTAAATATATTAATGGGTTTGTTGGAAAAATAGTACAAGGGATAACTAAAATGTTCCCTGCATTGAAACCTGTAGTTAAAATACTTAAAGGATTAGCTTCTATTGGAGTTATTTATGCAGCATATATGGCTTATTCTTCTTTAGCAACTATCCCATATATTGGTGTTGCTTTAGGGGCGGCAGCCGCTGCAGGAGTTATGGCTGCTGGGTTCGGAGCACTTTCCGCAGTTAAAGCGGATGATATGATTTCTGAAGCCCCAGGAGGAACAGGATATGGTAAACGTACCCTATTAGGCCCTGAAGGAGCAATCCAATTAAACGATAAAGATACAGTTATTGCAGGTACAAATTTATTTGGAAATGATGTTAAATCTGAACCAGGCAAATCTACCCAAATGGGTGGAAAAGGAGAAATTAAAGTAGGTGGAGATTCTTCATCAGTAGTAAACGCAATAATGGAATTAAGAAAAGATGTAAATGCTTTAGCCAATCGTCCAATAAACGTAGCAATTGATGGTAAAAAAGTAATTGAAGCAACAACAGGTGCTCAACCAAATACTCAAGGAGACGAAAATAGAAAAAATAGTTACAAAATATCTTAATATTTAATATTTATAATAAAAACAAATAACCATGGGAATCTTAACTAAATTAACAACTCAAGGATCTGCTTTTACAGCATACGATGGAGCTACCCCAACAGTAAATCCACTTGCAACACAGCAATCAAAATTACACGTTGATGGAAATCAACCAGGATATTCATTAGATGGTACTAATGCTGGACAAGTAACAGCAGATTACAATGCATATCAAGATGGAACACCAAACCAAATTCCTCTTCCATCTTTATTAGATATAAATGGTACTATCCCTTCTTCATCCCCAGGTGGGCAAGGCTTACCGTATCTGAATAACTTACCTGGTTAAAAAATATTTAAATGGGTCTTTTACTAAAATTAAATAATGGGGATTCCCAACTTAAATCACTTAAATTTGGTAACGACAGACCAGGAGGGGGAGATAGTGGACAACCATATATTAAAAAAGGAATCCAAACTGGTATTCAAAACCCATCACTTTACAATGATTTTGTTGTACGTGGAGGAATTGAAGCTCCCTTAAG